GCCCGGGTTTCCTTGTCGTACTGGTCGAGGCGTTCGAGCAGGTAGGGGGCCTCGGTCTTCCACCTCAGGGATTCAGGGACGCCGATGAACCGGTGGGTGGCGATCCGCAGCAGCGCTTCGAGCGGCTGTCGGAACCAAGTAGGGTCGAAGGGAAGGGCGGCGCGAGCGTCGGGCGTAGGCTTAGGCGGCTCGCAGCCCGGTCCTGCGTAGAATTCGCCGTCTCCACAGTCGCGGCAGGTGCCTTCGCGGAATCGGTGCGCCTTGGTCGGTTTCTCGACCTTCGGGTGCAGGTAGAGCGCACGAACCTCCAGCCCGCGCCGCCGGGCGTAGACCACATCGCTGTCTTCCGCTTGGATCCACGGCTGGACGGTGTGGCGCGGGCGGCACTCGAGACGGACGGGCTTCTGTGGGCCGTAGAGATCGATCATGAAGGTCCGCGCCCAGGCCTCAACTTCGGCGGCCGGCACGGGCTTGCCGGCGGCGCCAGCGCGGCGCATGGCGCGCACGGTAGCCGCTACGTTCTGCAGGGTAATTGCCTCCGTCACAGGTGCGGCCCCAGTGAGCGGATCTGCTCAAGCATGCGATCGAAGTGCGCTGCCTGGTCACGCTCGATCCATGCGGCCGCCGCTACAACCGCTGTCGCCGCGCCGATCAGCACGCCCAGAAGGAACGCGAAGGCGTTCATGCGACATCGCCTCCAGAGGGGGAGCTAACGGCGCGCTGGCGGCGCGCACGCTCGGCCAGGTCGTTCTGGATGGTCTTGGAGTACCCGGCGCGTACCAGCTTGCCCACGCAAGCTTGGTGGTCCCAGCCATTGCGGACGGCCTGATTGCGTACGGACTGGGCCCGGGCGAACTGTTCGTAGGTGGTAACGCTCATGCCGGCACCTCGACCAGGTCGGCGTTGCCGCGCTGCAGCTCGACCGGCCGTGCAGGGAACATGCCCACACGGCGGGGGCGGCGCAGCTCCAGCGAAGCGCGGGAGAGGTCCTGGCAGAGCTGGGGCACCTCGTCAGCGTCGAAGCTGACGAGAGCGTCGCCGACCTTGAGGACGACGGTGTTGTTCTGCAGGCGCGCTTCCACGACGGCGGGTGCGCGGGCGCTGACGGTGAGGTGCGGCATGGAAGTCTCCGTGCCCCGGCCCGGATGGGCGGTTACTGGGGCGACGGATTCAGATTAGGAGAAGCTAATTACCCTGTCAATAGGAGAGGCTAACGTGCCCGCCTGGGCCTCTACCTTCCTGGAGAAGGGAAGAATCCTCGCCAGATCCATCTCAGACTCCATCCAAGTCCGTACAGCAGAATGAATGCGACTAGGTAAAAAGTTCCACCGATCAGAAAATTGTTCCACCAAGCGGCGTGAGCCTTTTTAGCAGCAAGGCCGGTAGATATTTCAGTTAGGTCTTGAGCGCAATCGCTGAACAGGTAGGGCTTTCCGTCAGTGCGCGGAGGCCACGTCTCCGGACGAAGCTTCAAGTGGTCTGATAGCACCTCTCCTTCGTACGACTCGATCAGGACCCTTGCCTCCTGCGCTGTATACCTCGCCCCACCGCTCAGCTCATAGCAATTCCAAGCAGGGTAGGCGCCGTCCCACTTTGGCTTGCTTAATCCCCACAAGGCCAATGCTGGAAGAACGGCGACGACCGCCAACACGCAGTAAAGTCGTTGCCATCCATTGAGCATTTCTGAAGCTCCTGGTTGATGTGGTTAAAACCTTCGCAGCCCAGCATGGATGAGGGCTTTCCCCAAGATGCTCACCTCGCCCTCGTCAGAGCGGTAGGTCGGGAAATCAGGGTTGATGCTCACGACGTACATCCCATCGCCCCGCTTCTGAAGCATCTTGATTTGGGTTTCGCCGCCGATGTTAATTAAGTAGTAGTCATCGCCGTCGAAGTAGTCGCACGTGGTGTCGATCCAGATGATGTCGCCATCTTCCAACTTCGGTCGCATGGATGGCCCGCGCCCGGTGATGATCTGGATGCGACCCGGTTGGGGCAGGTAGCCCAACTTCTTACGCACCTCCCACTCGGCAACTTCGATGGTGCGCACCACTTCTGGGTAGTCCTGATTCACGACACCAACCCCCATCCCGGCACCCCCTTCGAACAAGTCGAAGCGAACATATCCTGCGGGGGTCTCAGTCTCTAAGATTGGTGAGACGAAGTAATCTGGCCGGACCTCTTCTACCCGATGGCTGGCCTTCGGGTCCATTTGCCCTTTGCCGGTCGCGAGCCAGGCTTCGTCAACGGCCAAGGCTTTGGCCGCGGCGAGCAAGTTTTCCCCCCGCAAAAATTTGGCCTTCCCAGTGAACCAGCCGTTGACACTGGGCGCGCTGATTCCGACCCGACGGGCGAGCTCGGCTTTCGTGAGGTTTGCACGAGAAATAGCGACGGTAAGCCGCTCGGCGAGTGTAGTCATTAGGCAAGGCTAACTGTGATTGAGTTAGGACTGGCTATTGACTCGAATATTAGCGAGTCCTAATCTAGCCGCATGGACAAGCCAACTGACTCAGAGATCATCGACCGCTTGGGTGGCACCACCGAAGTGGCCCGCATCTGCCAGATTAAGCCGCCTTCTGTGAGCGAGTGGAGGTCTACCGGCATTCCTCCGGCCCGCCGCCAGTACTTGGAGCTTCTGAGGCCAGACGCCTTCGGAGTGGAGGGAGGTGGTGACCGGGCCGCGATCGGTCCTCTGGTTGATAGCCGTATGAGCAAGCGCGCGCTGCGCGCCCGACTCGGGCTGATGAGTGACGCGCACCTGGCAAAGGTGCTGCAGCTGCCTGTTGAGCAGGTTGAGGCCTGGCCTGAAGAGCAGGGCGTCCCGGCCCTGCCGCAGGTGCTCCAGCTGCTGGGCGTCCAGCCCAAATACCAGGCCGCCCAAGCGGCTCCGAACGACCCCGACGCGAACCGCGTCATCCAAGTGCAGGTGGCCTGACATGCGCGCGCTGTCCGACAAGTGGAACCCACGGCTGTGGCTGCGGGACTGGATCAACGGACCATCCCAGCATGAGCTGGCGGCCCGCGCCGAAGGCGAGCGTGGTTCAAGGGCGTTCTTCGAAGAGCTTTCCAAGCATTCGCGAGAGCCCCAAAGCCTCAGTCCCGCCCTAGCACCCGCCGAGCGTACTCCAGCCACCCATCCGCCTGCGGACTCAGCTTCTCGTCCGCGAGCCTTGCAATCGGGCCCTCCACTGCCCGAGTGGCGCTGACCGAGCGCACTAAGGCGATGTTCTGCTCGATGTGCTCCAGGAGTTCCGCCGGTCGCGGGTGCGCCTTGACCGACGCCATCAGCACCGCGTCCATCACCTGCACCTGCGCAAAGAGGCTCAAGAACACCGGGTCTTCTATCAGCTCCATGTCGCCCTCCTTGCGGGCGTGGTTGTTGGCACATCCAGCCTAGCGCAAGAAGGGCGACGCCCTCGATCCCTGATTTGAATTCGTCCATGACGCCCATCGTGCGCTGCCTGGGCCCAGTCCGAAACCTTGAAACACCCGTCATCCCAAGGTGAACCATGACCTGCCGCACCTCCAACTTTAGCTGGCTAGATGTCCTCTACAACTCCGTGCGCAAGACGCCCGGCGGCGTGGCTGATGCCGCTGCCTACTTGGCCGACCGCCGTGGCAAGACCATGCATCCTGAGACCCTGCGCGCGAAGCTGCGCGGCCTTGTCGGCGAGTCGGTATCAATCGAGATCGCCGAACTGCTGACCGAGTGGATGCAGGAGAAGGCCGGCGGCAGCGAGTACGCCCTTGAGTGGATGCAGGCACTGGCCGGGCGTTTCGGGATGGCCGCTGACGTGGTGCCCCCGGCGCCCGAAAGCGGCTGGGCAGATGAGGTCGCGGCGGTGCAGCTCAAGTTGCTGGAAATCACCACGCGGGTAGGGCGCCTGACCGGCACTGCCGTGGACGCGATGGCGGACCGGCACATCGACAGCGACGAGGCTGCGCTGATGGTCAGCGAGGCCCGCGCGCTGCGTACGATGGCACATCGCCTGGAGCGGAACGTGGCGCGGGCTGCAGCAAAGGGCAATCCGGCGACGAGGGCGACCCGATGAGCCACCCCGCGCGAAATACCGACATTGGCTCCAGCCACGCCGCTGCGGACTTCATCGCCGCCAGCGGCATCCAGAAGGACCAGCAGGCCAAGGCGGCCGCCGCGGTGAAGCTGCACCCGGGGCTGACCAGCATGAAGCTGGCCCAGGTGACCGGCCTGGACCGCTACATGCTCGCGCGCCGCCTGCCTGAGCTGCTGAAGACCGAGCAGGTCTGGCGTGGGCCGCCCATGCCGTGCCCAGTCAGTGGCCGCAGCGCATGCACCTGGTGGCCGGTGGCCCCGGGCGAGAACCTGGCGCTGGGGCTGTAACGATGAGCGCACGGGTTACAGGCATGGTCTTCGACCGATACCCCAATGGCGGCGGCGAAATGTTGCTGGCACTGGCTCTGGCGGACCACGCACACGATGACGGCACGCACATTTTCCCGTCGATCGCTCGGCTCGCGGCGAAGACGCGCCAGTCCGAACGGTCGGTGCAGTACCAGCTCCGCCGCATGGAGACCGCTGGGTGGCTTGTCTTGGTCAATTCAGGGATCGGCGGCCGCCGTAGTGGCTTCGGCGAGGGTGGTCGGACTCGGCAGTACCGGATCAACCCCGAATGGATGAAGGGTGCAGATATTGCACCCTTTGCAAAGGGTGCAAAAGAACGCGTCGAAGGGTGCAAAACGACGTCGGAAAGGGTGCAAAAAGGGCCCTCAAAGGGTGCAACAGCTATTGCACCCGAACCAAGAGCAACCAAAAGCAACCAAGAGCAACCCTCACACCGCGAGGCGGTGGGCGAGGCGAGCGAGCGACCGCTGACCGAGTTGGAGCAGTCGGCGGAACTGGCCGGGTACGGCGTGGTGCCAGAGGGCGTCGACCGCGAAGTCCTGACCCGGTTCGTCCGTCATCGCCGCGCCTGCCGCCGTCCGCTTTCCGTCCAGGGCTGGCTGCAGGTCCGCAACCAGCTTGCCGCGCTGATCGCGGCCGGCCACGACGCCAACGAATCCTTGAGGCAGACCATGGCCGCCGGCCTAGCGCTGCCGGTTGTCCCCATTGCCCACCATTCCACCGGAGCAGCCCATGCGCAGCCTCACCACGGTTCTGCCGACCACGTTACCCAGCTGCGCGAGCAGTACGAGCGAAGCCAGCAACAGCGACAGCATGGCGGTAGTAGCCACGCTGGCGTCGCAGGAATCGTCGACGCCGAATTCTCTGTCGTCGGCTGACCCGGACCCGCGCGCTGTGGCCGCTCTGTGGACGCTGTGGGAACGCATGGCGGCAATGTTCCCGGGGAAGTGGGCCCGGGCGAACGGAGCGGCGCCGGTGGCGCAGAGCGGCGCGCTGACGACGGCAGGCGAGGTGTGGCTCCAGGTCATCACCGGGTTGAGCCCGAAGAAGCTCGCAGCAGGGCTGTCGGACTGCATGCGCGATGCCTTGGACTGGCCGCCGAACCCGCCGCGCTTCCGCGCCATGTGCTTTGACGTGCCCGCCCTGGCGCAGGTGCAGCAGGAGATCCGCCCGGGGCGCGCACAGTGCGGCTTCACGGTGCTGGTTCGGTCGCTGCTGGACCTGCACGTCTACGCCAGCGAGGACGGCTACAACCAGTCGCGCATGCTGCAGGACGCCTACGAGCGCGCCGTGCGTCATGTTGTGGATGGAAAGCCGGTGCCGGAGCCCGCCTTGGCGCTGCCCCCAGCGGCGGTTGGGGTGGCGGAGGTGAGCGATCGTCAAGCTGCCCGGGCGGCGATGGAGCGCGCCGCAGCAGAGCTAGGGTTCGGGGACACGCCCTGATGCGCTCGCACGACAACCAGCTGGACATCTTCAAGCACGACCCGCGCGTCACTGCGCCGATCCTGGCCAAGGCGTTCCGTGCGGCGGCAGAGACGGCGCTGAAGGACATTCAGTTCAGCTCCCGCGAGCGCCAAGAGCGCCATGACTACTACCTGGGCGAAGCCAAGCGGCACGAGGCCGAGATCCGGAAGCAGAAGCGCGCGGTTGCTCGCCGGCGGGCACGCCAGAAGGTGGCGCGCTGATGTGGTCGAAGGCCCCGCCGCCGACCGCTGCCGAGGGCGCCCGGATCGAGGCGTCCAAGGTCGGGCCATGCATGGCCTGCCTGGCACTGGTCACCCAACAGCTGCTGGAGCCGGGTCTTGTGGTCTACGGCTGCGACTACAACCACGCCAAGAGCGGGAACGTCCGCCGCGGGCATGCCTACGGGTTCGCTCTGTGCACCTGGCACCACCGGCGCCACCCCATCGGCGGCAACACCTTTGCGACGATGCGCGAGATCTACGGCCCGAGCCTGCTGGATGGCTCTCGGGTTTTCCACGAAACCTACGGCACCGACGACGACCTTATTGCGCAACAGACACTAATTAACGAAATAAGAGCGGCCGCATGATCCTAGCGAGAAGACTCAACTGCAGTCATCAACCCATCAGTCCTGGCGGACAGATCCTTTGCCATCTTAGCTACGGCAGAAAGCTGTCCGATAAGGTGTCCGAAGTGGTCGTCAAGGTTTGCCGCTGTGCTTGGCGTTCCCACTGGATAGTTGGAAATGAACTGTTCTGCGGAAACCGTCAACATAGCGGCCGCGGCATCGAGAGAATGGCTGAGCGCGCGATCGGTATCGGGGAGGATGCCGACAACTCCCGTTGGCTTCTCCGGCATCAGCTTGATTGCCGAGCGAAGAATCGTGTGGCGAGTCTCAATGCTAAATGGTCGACCGTCGGCGGATGCAAGAAGCTTGTTGTAGACCCCCTCTGCCAATTGGCAGTTAATCAGCTGCGCACGAAGCCAGATGCATTCTCGCATCTTCGAATCGGTGCCTTCTTCCAGTCTGAGCTCATGCGCCTTTTGTGCGTAGTGCATCGCGCCGATGCCGACAGCCCACGTCCCGATTGCAGCAAGAATGGAAGCGGTGATGGTAAGTGTCTCACCAGGAGCAAATCCGGTTGGCCAAGACGCCGTGAGAAGAAGTCCTGCTGCAATGCCCAAGATCATCGCAGCAGCCAGGAAGATCGAATTGAAAAGGCGATTCACGACGTTCGTCACAGAGGGCGAGGAGTAAGTGGCGATTATAAGCACGGCACTCCCGGGGGATTGCTCCATGACTAATGGAAATGCATCGGGCACATGCGATTCGCTACCGCGCCTCAAGCTTATCCTTCCTCGGCCGAGCAAGGACCTGTCGCCGAACGCGCGGGTGCATTGGCGCGATCGGTCCAAAGCCACGAAGGCAGCCCGGCAGACTGCCGTGGTCTTGGCCTTCGAGGCTGGCTGGCGCGACGCCTGGCTGCCGGAGGGCCGGCTGCACCTGTGGATCAATTTCTACCAGGCACCGCGCAAGGTGCTCCCCGACGACGACAACCTGCTACTCCGCTTCAAGGCGTACCGGGATGGGATTGCCCAGGTGCTGGGGATCGACGACAAGCGCTTCATCAGCCACCCGTTCGTCAGCAACGAACGCCGCCCTGGCGGCCAAGTGGTGGTCCGGATCACGGGTGGCCCAGCGTCGGCTGCCCGCCTACTTCATAGGGAGCAAGGCAATGCAGGTTGATACGTTTGGGGCCTACGTCCGCGCGGAGCTGGAGCATTGGGGGAGGGAGTACGCCCTCCACCGGGACTGCGACTACTTGGGCCATCAGTCCAAGAACCTGCTTGCTGTTTTGATTGAGCACAAGGGCGACATGCCAGGTAGGGCGCAGGGATACAAGCCGCTTGAGTCGGATAGCCGAGCACAGATGATCGAAGACATCGTGTCTATCATTTCCCGTGACAACCTGGCAATGGCCTGTTCGTTGCGCGGCTACCATTGCGGCATGGGCCGCCGAAAAGTGGAGCGATTTGAGACCGCGGTAATGCTGATGGCAAATTGCGGGCACCGCCCCGTTTCCGCACGCCAATACCTCGGGCTGGTGGAACTAGGCTTTCAACGTGTTCGAGGTCACCTCGAGGGCCTATCACTGGCCGCCTAGGGAAACGCGACCCAAAGCCGAGATGAGGGCGGTAAGTGCATTACCGAAAACGAGGGCTGCAATGAACGGCAGAACAATCCCAGGCCAAGGCTTGGGTCGCTCGCCACCGCGCGCCCATGCGACAAGCCCTTCCACACGGAAGCCAACGTAAAGGCCCAAGATGGCGAATAGCGCCCAACCGGCGTAAGTGGCGAGAGGAATATGCAGTTTGGTCCCGGCGACCTGTATCGCCGCAACCACGATTGCCCATTCGATGATCTGGAACACTTCTTTGGTGAAGGCTTTGAACCCTTCTATGCGCGCCTGGTAATAGTTCACATTTCGTCCATGAGAAGCTTGAGAGCAGGGTAAGGAATCGCTGCAACGTCGCTTGGTTGCCTATTTCGTAGGGTGCGGTAAGGTCGTAGCCGCTTCATCTTTTCCCTTTCCATCTCGTTCCTTAATCCAGCCTCTGTTCTTTGCCGGGATCTCGCCATAGAGACGGGCGATAGTCCTTGGTCGCTCAATCCGGTCTTCGACGACGAAGTTGAGCATGCCGAATAGGGCATGAGCTAGTTCGGGCGTGTCGTTGAGGTCAAGCTCACCAGGGTGCACTGATTCATTGCCGATCACGCGGAGGTAGTCCAGAGCCTGTTGAACCTCTTCCGGCAATCCGCCGGCCACAAGGGTGGCGATATCCGCATCAATCTTCTTGCCAGGAAGGCTCAGCGCGACCATGAGCTTTTGCAGTGCAAGACGTAAGAGCGCCGCAGTCGCACGCGGAGAGCGTCCAAATACGGACGCAGCCTCGAGGTAGTCGGCTCGAACATCGTCAGGCATCAGAGGATGGGGCGGCGGCGCCGCAGAATGGTCAGGGTGAACCATGCGCGCGGGACCACCGCCAACCTCGATCCAGTACTGGTGTTGTCCGCAATGGCCGCAATAGACAGCGTGCACGGGGGTTGCTGTGAGGCCGTTTCGCGCACTTCCGGCTTGCAGATTGGTCCAGTGCTGGGCCGTGTAGACCTGGCACAGCGGGCAGTGATATGACCTAGCTTGGAATGACGGTGCGACGTGCTTGTCCTGCATTGACGACCTCCTTTTGTCCTAAGCCTACCGCTTGACAGGTGTGCACCTCTATCTTACCTTTTGAGTCACGATGACATAGAAGCCTCCGGTTCCTGCCGGGGGCTTCTTGCGTTCTCGGCTCAGGATGTCAAAGCAACCATCTGGATAAGCCGATCACGCTCTCGGTGCGCACCGTCGCTTTCGTCGAATTTGAGGTGCAGGCCTCCCGGTTCACCGGCGAACCCCACATAGAAAGCAGTATTCACTACGGGGCCGATCCAAGTAACGTGCTTTGGGTTAACGAAATGCCCTGCGAATTCATTGGGATGCATACGTAGCCTCCTATTTGGTGACATTAATCTAAACCAGTCTGCGCCCAAAGCCACGTGCGCGCTGAGTGCCGACTTTGGCGTATTGCATACATCCACGGACCCGCCATGATCCTGACCGCCTCGACAATCCAGCAGGCGGTCGGATGCAATGCCGCCGTGGCCGCCATCTGGCTGGAAGCGCTGAACACCGCGTTCCGCGTGTTCGGCATCGCTACCCCGAAAAGAGCGGCGGCTTTCCTAGCTCAGGTAGGCCACGAGTCGGGTGGCCTGTCCACGGTTGTGGAGAACCTCAACTACAGCGCACAGGGCTTGGCCAACACCTGGCCGACCCGGTACGCGGTGAACTTGAAGGCAAGGCCGTTGGTGCCGAACCAGCTGGCGCGCGCGCTGGAGCGCAAGCCCCAGGCCATCGCGAACAACGCTTATGCGGGGCGAATGGGAAACGGCCCCGAGTCGAGCGGAGACGGCTGGAGGTATCGCGGTCGCGGCCCGATACAGAACACCGGCAAGGCAAACTACGCCGGCATGCGTGACACCTTGCGAGCCAAGGGCATTGCAGGTGTCCCCGACTTCGAGGCGCAGCCTGAGCTGCTGGAGCTGCCCAAGTGGGGCGCGCTCGCAGCTGGCGCGTACTGGGAGACGCGAAACCTCAACCGCCTCGCGGACGCCGGGCAGTTCGACACGATCACCGAGCGCATCAACAACGGCCAGACCGGCGCGGCCGACCGCCGGGCCCGGTATTCACGTGCGCTGAAGGTGCTCGCCCCATGAATGCTGTCCGACCCGTTGGTGCGGTCGTCCGGTCTATTGCCGAGGTGGCCTGATGGAAGAGACGACTGCACCCTGGTGGCTTGCCGGCGGTGCCGCAGCATTGTGGATCGCCCGCGAATTCATCGGCGCGGTGCTGAGCCGCAAGCAGGACAAGGCGGAATCAGATGGCAGCGTGGCCTTGATTGCCGGCCTCACCGCCCGAGTCGAAGGCCTGGAGGCAAGTCAAATCAAGATGGGCCAGCAGCTAGCCGATGAGATGAGGCTGCGTATGGCCGCGCAGGAGGAAGCGCACCGGTTGCGATTGCGCGTCCTGTCGCTGGAGGCCTCATTACGTGGACTTGGCGCCGTGATCCCCCCGGAGATAAGCGCATGAGTCGTCTGCACATTGCCCTTGTCGTTAGCTTAGCGATCGCCTCGTTCTGGCTTGGCTGGGAATGGCGAGATCGCTCTGCCGATCTCAACGTCTCCCAGGGCGAAACGAGGCAGGCCGTAGCGGTCGTGGCGCAGGTGCAGAGCGCGCGAGCCATCGAACACGGCCAAGCCGACGTTATGGCCACCATCGGAGCGAAGCATGAAGAAGACCGGGCTGCGGCCGAAACCATCCCTGACGCTGTTGTGGCTGGCCTGCGCACTGGCGACCTCCAGCTGCGCGACGACCTCGCCACCTGTACTACCAACCTCCTGTCCCAAGCCGTCTCCGGCACCATCGAACGTGATGCGCACGCCCAACTACGAGCAGAGGTTGCGGGAGCTGTTGTTCAAGTCGGGCGTGACGCCAACGACCACGTCAACTCCTGCCAAGCCGTGATTACTGCGGATAGAGCGGTGGTTCCATGACCTGCTCGGAACGTCTGCTGGCCGCCATTGAGGCGCAGCAGGTCACTATCGCTGAGCAAGGTCGGCACCTCGCTCAACAGGCTGAGCAGATCGGTCTGCTTGTTCAGTCGGTAGCGCTCCTGCTTGGGGAAGAACTTGGCAACCCCGACGCGGATGGAGAAGAACCGCAGCGCTTGGACCTGGACGGAAAGCCATACTGATGCCGGCGCGGGCGCCCAAGCACCGGCCTCATGCAAGGCCGGTTAAGCAACATGCGCCCCCGGCGAGAGACCGCCAGGCCGAGCGGGCCTTGGCAACAAATTCTACGTACTGGCTAAGGCTGCGCGCCTTGGTGCTCGCCCAGTCACCGCTCTGTGTTGTTTGCTTGGCTGAGGGCAGGACGCGGGCAGCAAGCCATGTCGATCACATCGACGCAGATACCAGCAACAACGACCTCACCAACCTGCAGGGCCTATGCCGACCTTGCCACAGCGCGAAGACCGCGCGCGAGGACGGCGGGTTCGGGAACCGGCGCGCGCGTGCGCGAGATTGGACCGTCGGCGGGACGACCGGGGAGGGGCGGGTCAAAAGTTGAAGCGCAACCGCCTACGATACGTGCGCCCCTCTGTTTATTTGCACCGTCAGTTGAGAAAAACCGTTTTTTCGCGTGCGGCCATCCCGCCCTTGGAACAGTCATGGCAAATCCCCGCAAACCCACATCGCTGAAGGTGGTTGCCGGGACGGATCGCCCCGACCGGGACGCGCCAGCGGAGGTCGCCGATCTCCCGTTGGTATCAGAGGTTCCGCCCGCTCCGGATTGGTTGCCCAATGCGCACGCCATCAAGGAATGGGACCGCCTGGCGCCGATTCTTCACGCAAACAAGCTCCTGACCGAGGCCGGCCTGTCGGCCCTCGGCCAGCTGTGCGCCCTGCACGGGAAGACGGTCCAGCTCTACGCTGCCGGGGAGACGCCCGTTGCTTCGATGGTGGCCCAGGTACGCGGCCTGATGAACGACTTCGGCCTGACCCCGGTAGCCCAAGGCAAGGTGAGGCCTGCCGGCGACACCGAAAGGGCCGGCAACGCCTTCGCCAACAACGGGGCGAAGCGGAAGACCCGTGCGTGATTACGTCGGGATCGCCACGGCGTATGCCCAGGAGGCGGTAGCCGACAAGAAGGGGAAAAAGTTTGGGAAGTGGATACGGCTCGCGGGCAAGCGGTTCTTGGCCGACCTCAAACGCGCGAGCCGAAAGCGGCCGCCGTTCCTGTTCGACGAGTGGCATGCCTGCGATCCCTGCGACTTCATCGAGAAGCTGCCGCATGTGGAAGGAAAGTGGGCTCGGCCGGAGATTGAGCTGCACCGCTCGCACGTGTTTTTCGTGGTGCAGCTGTTCGGGTTCCGAAACCTGGACGGAAGCCGCAGGTTCACATCGGCGCTGTTCGCGGTGGCGCGAAAGAACGCCAAGTCCACATTGGCCGCGGCGATCCTGCTGTACTGCCAGTGTTGCGAAGAGGAAGAGGGCGCCCAGATCATCTCGGCCGCCACCACCGGCAGCCAAGCGCGAATCATCTTCAACGTCGCCAAGCGGATGACGGAGAAAACGCCGGACCTGCAGGAGGCCTTCGGGCTGGCCTGCTGGGCCAATGCCATCAGCCGTGTGGAGACTGGGGCGAGCTTCAAGCCCATCAATGCGAAGGCGAGCACGCAGGATGGCCTGAACCCGTCCCACGTGGGCTTGGATGAGATCCACGCGCACAAGTCAGCCGATCTGCTCAACGTGCTTACCTCGGCTGCGGGCGCGCGGAGCAACCCGTTGTGGCTTTACACCACAACGGAGGGCTATACGAATCCGGGACCGTGGGGGGAAATCCGACAGTTCGCCAAGCAGGTGCTTCAGGGCATCTTGGGCGAGTCGGCTGACCACTTCCTGGTGGTGTTCTTTGCGGTGGACGACGAGGACGACGAGTTCGACGAATCGGCTTGGCCCAAGGCCAATCCGTTGATGGACGCCAAGGCGGCACAAAGCGCAGCATGCAGCACTTCCTCGATTCCCTGTTGCCCCGGTCCGACGAGGACGAGGCCCAGGACTGGTTCGATTCTCTGTGAGGCCTCATGGCTGATACCTTCGGTCGCTTCGCCGCGGCGCCGATTGGCCCACTGCTGGCTGCCCGCGACGGTGGCCTCACCTTGGCCACGACAGCGGCCGCCGACCTCAACCGTATGGCCCGCTCGGACATCTCCCAGACCGAGGGCACGGTCGGAGTTGAGTTCGCCGTGTGGGGCGATGACGAGATGGCTGCCGTCGTCGGCATCGTGACCGGCTCGGCGCCGCTGGACGCCTATCCCGGCGCCACAGCCGGCGGTCTGGGCTGGAACCTTGCCGCCGGTCGCCTGGTGATTAACGGCAGCGCCGCAGCCGTTGGTCTCCCGTTCGTGGGCCGAGGCGACACCGCCGGGCTGCTGGTGGAGATCGGCAGCCCGAACCGACTCACGCTGTATCGCAACGGGGACCTGGTCCACCAGCGCGACTTCGTCATGGCCGGGCCGCTGTTCTTTGCCGCTGCACTCGCAGCGACTGAGGCCGGCGGCCTGAATATGGCCGTGAATGCTGGCCAGTGGGGCGCCCGCAGCCCGGCCGCTGCGGCAGGCTGGGGCTTGGCGGAGCCGGCGGCAGAGGTCGTCCGGCTTTCCGACGTAGACTGGCTGACCGCGCCCGGCGACACCCCCAGCAATGCCCGCTTCGAAGGCGTGCTGGCCGAGGGCATCAACCTGGTCAGCGAGATCAATTTCTGGCCGTGGGGCGGGGAACCGGTGAGTCAGACCAGCGCCGCCGAGTGCATGGTGTTGGATGCCGAGGGCCGGCTGGACGAGCTGGCGCAGCGCGGCCTGTCAGGCCTGCCCGTGCAGATCCGCATGGGGTCCGAGGCCGGCATGCTCAACGACACAGTGCCGGTCTTCCGCTTCTCCGTGGACCGCATCGAGATCAACGACGACGGCAGCAAGACCCTGCACTTCAAGGATGCCCACGACGACCTCGACGGCACGATCAACCGCGGGGTGTTCCTGCCCAACATCACCGGCCTGGCATGGAAGCCGCAGCCGGTCGTGATCGGCGCGGTGGCCAGCGTACCGGCGATGGGCGCCAATTCCGACGCCACGGCCATGTTCGTGGCTGACGGCCCAGTTTTCGCCGACCTGGTCATGGATCGCGGCGACACGATGGAGCCGGGCACCTACAGCGTGTCGCCCGACGGCCAGCAGCTCATCATGAAGTCGCCGCCGGTGACGCCGGTGGTGGCAGACCTGTCGAGCGTGGGGCCCGGGCAGCAGCCGGCGACCCTGCAGCAGGCGATGGCCGACATCATGGGCCGGCTCGGCAAGTCGGCATGGGTGGCCACGGACTGCGCAGCGATCGACGCCGCCACCGGGTACGCGGGCATCGGGTACTACGCTGGCAACGCCATTACCGGCCGGGACGCGATGAACGCGATCCTGCCCAGCTACAGCGCCGCGTGCTACCAGGATCCGAATGGGGCCCTGCGGTTTACCCGGGTGGTCGCGCCGGAGAGTCACGCCCGCGCGTCGGCCTTCGACTTGGTGGAAGACGACCTGGCCGAGGATCTGCTGTGCGTACCGGATGATGCGCCGAATCTGACCCGCCGTATGGCCTACCGTCCGAACGCGCAGGCGCTGGCCGCGTCCGACCTGGTCACCGACGTGGTGGACGTGCCCCAGTGGCGTCGCGACGAGCTGGCGGGACTGTTCCGGGCCCAGGTGTACGGTGCCGGGGCGCTGCACCCGCACTATCGCCGCGCGGATGCGGCGGATCCGGTCATCGCCCTGTTCTGGCGCGCAGCGGATGCCCAGGCCGAGATCAACCGGGTGGTGGCCATCTACCGCGAGCAGCGGTTCTTCTACCGGGTCAGCGTGCGCGGTGACCAGGAGCTGGCGCCGCGGCCAGGGCAGATCGGTCGGATCACCTACAGCCGGTACGGCCTTGCCGCTGGGAAGCTGGTGCTGGTCCGGCGCGTAGAGCGCAACCCTGCCACGGGGGACGTGGTGCTGACGGTGTGGGGGTGATCCGGTGTTGATCGGATATGGAATGCCAGCGGTTCAGTCGGTTTCGTTGGTGGGCGGCACTTGGCTGACGGCCGACGCCGGTGCCGCCTTGTTCGATGGCAAGCCGGGTCGCCGCAGCCGCATCAGCCGCACCGGTGCGCTGGCTATTAACATCGTTCTAGCCGAGGCCATCGTGCCGGGCATCGTGGCCGTGCTGGGGCTCAACGTTCCGCCCGGGGTTCAGGTAAGCGCCGGCGGCGCGACCGCGAAGACCGTGCGGATGCCCGATGGCAGCGTCTGTGCCTGGCTGTTCCCGACCGCTGGCGGCCCGGTGTCAAGCCTTGCGGTACAGATCGACACGGTGGTCGCGAACGTGGAGGTGGGGGAGGTGTCTATCTTCCGCGTCGTGGAGGTGGGAATCACCGATGGCTGGGCGGTGGCCACAATCGACACCAGCATGCACACCCGCACGAAGGGTGGCCAAGTCAACACGGTGCCTGGCGCCACTTATCGCCGCCTGACTGCTACGTTGAGTGCCAGGGCCACGGAGGTGGTGAGAAAGGGCGCGCTGGCCGGCACGGACTGGGAGACGGTCGCCCTGGCCATGACAGGCCGGCGGCGGGCCTGCGTCGTGCCACAGTACCGCGACATGCTCACCAAGGTGTTCGACCCGGTGCTGGCGGCGCGCGCAGCGCTGTATGGCTACGCCACCCAGTTGCCCAGCGCCGAGAATGTGAGCCGGCAGTACTTCACGGGCTACCTCGAATTCGAAGAAATCCCGGCCTGAGAACAGATGACTGGCAATATGGGGCCTCCAGTGCCAACGGAGGTTTCATGCACATAGCTCTGATCGTCATCGCAATACTGACCGCCATCGCCGGCGCATTGATGCTCACCCAATCGACCATGGGTGTTGGGGTGATCGCCTTCGGGATATTCCTGGCTGCCCTGGCAAGGGTCGTACAGGCTGAGAGGCATCATTCCCAGCTATTGAACCGGCTCGAGTAGCACCTAACAGCCCACCCCAAGCCCCGCTTATAGCGGGGCTTTTTTGCTTCTGGAGCCTACATGTCCCTCTACACGCTCACTGTCGATCTGCTCATGAAGACGGGCTCCTTCGTCAAGGATGCCGGTAAGTCTGCGCGCCAGTTTGAACAGAGCATGCTGGGCATGCAGGCGACCGCAAAGAAGGCCGGAACCGCGATTGGCGTGGCGATCTCAGCGGGCTTGGCGGCCGGCAGCACGGCGGTGGTTCAGTGGACCCGCCAAGTAGCAGCACTGAGCGTCGAGTACGACCGCATGTCGGCTCTTTCGGGGACCACGTCTCAGATGTTCCAGCGGTGGGCAGCAGGCGCCCAAGTGGTCGGCGTTTCCCACGAAAAATTGGCTGACATCTTCAAGGACGTGCAGGACAAGATCGGCGACTATATTCAGACCGGCGGCGGCGCCATGGCTGACTTCTTCGAGAACATTGCGAAGAGGACAGGGGTTACCGCCGAGCAGATGCGAAAGCTCTCCGGCCCGGACGCGCTCGGTCTCTACTTCAAGAGCTTGGAGCGAGCGAACCTGTCGCAGACAGAAATGACCTTCTATATGGAGGCCATTGCGAGTGATGCATCGGCATTGATTCCGCTGCTACGCAACAATAGCGCCGGGTTGAAGCAGTGGGGCGACGCGGCCGAGTCCGTTGGCGCGATTATTGACGGCAAGACCACTAAGGCCACGCAGCGGCTTCGGGAAATGTCCGTGCAGGCCGACCTGGCGATGCAGGGCCTCAAGAACAGTGTTGCCGAGGAGCTGTTGCCCGAACTACAGAGCCTGACGGAGGTCATGGGCTCCGAGCAAACGCGCAACGCCTTCGCAAGTGTCACGCGCTGGACCGCCCAGCTGACGGGCGAGATGGCGAACGGCGCTGTCCAGATTGTGAACCTCATCGACCGGTTCGCTGAGCTGCAGCGACTTGAGGGTGCAACGCCCAGTGCCCTTGGGGCTGCGTCGGAAGACGCCCTCAACGAGCAATTGGGCTCGCTCAACGCTCGGCGCAAATTGCTGCTCGCCGTCGAAAGTCCGTCGGAGAAACGAGATGCAGAAGCAAAGCGGCTCGAGGACGAACGCCTCCGCATCCAACGTGAGCTGACAAGGCGGTACAAGCCCCAGGCAGTCCTGATTGACGCCGGCCAGAATTTGCCGGAGGAAGCCCTTAAGTCAAACACCGTGCCCTACCGGCCTACTGGGAACATTGGCAAGGCGGAGCGCGACAAGGCGACAGGTGAAGCGAAGCAAGCGGCCGATGCGCTCAAGCGGCAACGTGAATCCATCGACCGCTTTCATCAGCAGGCGGAGGAGGCCGCCGGCGCAATGAGCGGCCCTCTGGCAGCTGCCATGGCGAAGCACCTGGGCAACATGTCCGAGTACAACGGCCTGCTGGGGGAAGGGAACATTGCCCAGGCTGACGCGAACGTATTGATGGCACAGAGCGCTGCTGAATACGCCAAGGTGGCGGCTGAGGTTGACGCCGCCATGGCCGGCCCGGAAGCGCTGATCGCCACTATGGATGGCGAGTTGGCCATGCTGGGCAAGATCGGCCGCGCTCGCGAGCTCTACCGGCGTCAGCTGATGAATGAGCGGGACATGCGCCAAGAACTGCAGAAGGCGGTGGAGGGAGCCGGCAGCAAGGAGGCGCTCGCATTGGCCAAGGGCGCGGCGAGCTATGAGGAGTACGAGCGATCAATGCTCGCTGCTGCCGACGCCGCTGCAGCGATGTCCATCCAGGTGGAGGAGGCAGCGGCCAACATGGAGGCGTGGGTCGACGTCGTGATGCATGGCGTCGAAGGGGCTGCTGATGCCCTCGCTGACTTCGCGGCAAGCGGGTTGCGCGACTTCGACAACCTCTGGGACGACATGAAGGACGTGGCCAAGCAGGGCCTGCGCGACATCGCCCGAGAGCTGCTGCAGCAAAAGCTGGTCATCCCGATCCAAGCGAGGATCACCGACGCAGTGAACGGCTGGGGTAGTCAAGGCGGCGGGCTGAGCTGGGATAGCGTCCAGGGCCTCTTCGCGGGCAACGGCAGCGCCGCCGGCGGGCAGAATGTCAGCAACGTGGCCGGAATCCTTTCCAAGGGTCAAGGCATGTTCGGCTTCGGCTCGGGGGCTTCCTCGGGGGCCGGCTCCCTCACAGGCTTCGGTGACGTAACCAGCTTCGCCGGCATGACTGGATCGAACTTCACCGGCTTGGTGGGCGGTGGCGGCGCAAGTGCGGGTGCCGGCGCGGCTGGCTCATCGATGGCCGCGGCGGTGCCGGTCATCGGCTGGATCGTGGCCGGCATGATGAAGAACGCCGAACTGTTCGATCAGGGCTGGAACATCGCCAATGGCGAGAGCTGGGCTGGAAAGATCGCAACCGCCGGCGCGGTTGGCCTCGCGGACAAGAGCTTCCGTGGGCTGGGGTTCAACGACAAGACTGCCTCGATCCTGTCCGGCTCAAGCATCCACGCCAAGCTGTTCGGCCGCAGCGCTCCCAAGATCACGGGGCAGGGCCTGACCGGCAGCTACGGCTTTGGTGGCTTCGACGGCCAGAGCTACGCGGACATCAAGGCCAAGGGAGGCCTGTTCCGCAGCGACAAGAAGTGGACCCAGTACACCGGGCTGGACCCGAACATCGACCGCACCTTCGACATGGCCGCGCGCCAGGTACGCGGCGCCAGCACCGACTTGGCCAAGCAACTGGGCGTTGACCTGTCCAAGCAGCTGGCCGGGGTGAAGGTCACCCTGGGCAAGCTCACCCTGTCGGCCGACTCGGCCGAGGCCAAGGAGCAGCTGGCGGCCTACTTGGGTGACATGACCGACCGCCTGTTCACGGAGGCGGTGAAGGCGGCTGGGTTCGGCGGCCAGCTTGATGGCTACTTCGAGGCTGCAGACGTCTTCAGCGCGGTGAGCGCATCGATCGCGCTGGCAGTGGGTAACGCCGACGAGCTCGGGCGCGCGCTGAACGGCCTGGAGATCGACAAGGTCAACAAGGCCGTGGACTACTTCCAGGACTTGGCCAGCGTCGCCGGCACGGATCTGGCCACGCAGATCGAGAAGGTGACCGGGCTGCTGGGCAACTACGCCACGCTGATGGCCGACGTGTCCACGCAGCTGCTCACTGGGAACCTGACCGGCTATCAGTCCCAGGCACTGACCGTTGAACGAACGTACCGCCAGCAGGTGAAGGCGGCCAACGATTACGCGAAGGCGCTGGGCCTGTCCGGTGCTCGTGCGGAGGATCTGGCCAAGATCGAAGCGCTGCGGGCCACCAACATGGGCAAGCTGCAGGCACAGATCGACGCCGACAAGAAGGCTATGACCTATGGCTTGTCGGTGAGCGACCTGTCGCTGCTGACCGATCAGGAGAAGCTGCAGACGACGATGCGCGAGCTGGAGCGCGCAGTGTCCGGGGGAGACTCCAGCGCGGCGCAGGCGGCCGCCCAAGCGGCTCTGGGCTTTGGTCGGAACCTCTACGCCAGTGGGAAGGACTACAACGCCCTGTACGGCCAGGTCACGGGCCTCATCGACAGCATGAAGGTGGGCAACCTGGACCTCGAGGATGGCACCAGCATGGGGCAGCTGGCCGACGCGATCGAGGCGCTGCCGGACAACTTCAGCCGGGCGGTGTTTGACTTGGTGGTGGACAACAAGGCGCAGGCCGCGACCACGACCGCCGTGCAGCAAAGCAATGCTCTGCTGGCCGAGCAGAACCAGGTGCTTCGTAGCCTGCTGCAGGTCACCACGCAGGGCGTCCGCACCAGCTCCAGCACTGCGATGCGCGCAGCGCTCAACGAAAGGTAAGACCAATGCAGGCAAGGAAAATCACCCTGATTGAGATCGGGGCAGGCGCGCTGCCGGTGGTTACGCGGGTGCCGCTGGTGCAATCGTCGTGGTTCCCGGTGATCTACACCCCGCCCGGAACACCGCCCGTGGAGGGCGTCGTCCCCAGTCCGGTGGCTGACGGGATCCTCATCGAGTGGTCCGCCGTCGATCAGGAAGGCGTTATCTACATCATCGAGCGCGGCCCGACGCAGGACGGGCCGTGGGAGGAGATCCACCGGACCACCGAGACGCGCTACCTCTACAGCGACGGCAGCGGGCAGCAGTGGTGGTTCAAGATCACCGCGAGCGTACGGGGCAAGCCGGGCGAGGGCAGCATCGTAGGTGCGCGCCCGGGGCAGGTGCCCAGCTACGAGGAAATGGAGGAACTGAATCAGGCCATCGGTCAGGAGATCCTGGACCGGCTGGCAGGCGACCTGAAGGCGACGAACGATGCGATCGCGTCCGCCCGCACCTACACCAACGAGCAGGTGGCGGCGCTCAACGGTATCCTCCAGGACATCACAGGGGCGGATGAGTGGGCCGCCGGCAAGACGTACCCCGTAGGCGACTTCGTGCGCCGGTCTGGCACGCTGTACCGCGCCCTGCGGCAGAGCACCGGCGTGGTGCCAGGAACAGATCCGGCGACCTGGCAGGCAATTGGCAACTACACGTCGGTTGGCGACGCTCTCGCCGCGTCGATCAGCATGGCGACGCAGAACGCCAGCGATATCCGTGCCGAAGCCACCCGGACCGACGCCGTCGTGGCGAGAATGCCGACGGGCACGGGCGGGCTGGCTACAGCGGCCAGCGTATCGAGCCTGTCGCAGTCCACGGCGGACAACCTCTCGTCCATCGGCCAACGCGTCAACTCGGTGGAGGCCAAGGTGCCCGCAGACGGTGTCCGTGCGGCTAGTACGGCGCAGGTCAACAGCGTCGATCAGGCCCGCTCGAGCGGCGACGTGGCACTCGGGCAGCGGATCGACACCACCAACGCTGCGCTGGCGGGAAAGGCCAGCGCTGAGGCCCTGGGCTTGCTGCAGGCGCACGTCCAGGAGACGGACGGCAGAGTGGACGCCAATGCGTCGGCCATAAACGGGGTGCGTTCCGAGCTGGGTGGAGGTAGCAACCTCGTGCCTAACTCAGCGTATGAGGTGTCTATCGCTGGTTGGGTGCTGGCCGCGAATCAATGGGGCGCCGGTGCGTCGGTGACTCGCAACCTCGCCGGAGACTCGTGGCGGCCGCCGGGACTCAACAGCTTGGGCATCACCATTGCCACCGTAACTCCCAGTGGCTCATGCGTGGTGCAGTCACCTGCGTTTCCTGTGACCGAGGGCGTGCTCTACCTTCCGTCCGTGTACACCGCGGCACACCGCTGCACAGCTTTCGGCCGAATCGTGTTCACCGACGCGAACTCCGCCGAAATTGGCAACGGCGGTGAGCTGTCGCGGAATGTCGCGCAGTTCGCTGGTGGCCAGAATTTGAACGCCTGGCACCGGGGCACGCGTGCTCCTATTGCTGCGCCGGCGGGTGCTAGGTTTGCGCGCTTCCAATTCTGGGCAAGGGACGCGACAGCAGCGGCGCCGTACGCGTGGTTTATGCGGCCCATGCTCGAGGAAGCGCGATCCGGCCAGACGGTGCCGTCGCCCTGGGTGGACTCCCCGGCGGGCTTGGATGCGAAGTACGCGGCGGTCACCCAGTCCATGGAGACCCGGGCGACCCAGCTGGAGAATGGGCAGACCCAGCTGATGGCGCAGTACGCGTTCGCCCTGGACGTGAATGGCCGCGCCATCGGCATGAAAGCCCTCAACAACGGGACGGTCGGCCGCATCGACTTCGTGGCCGACGCGCTGAGCATCGTTGACCCGGGCAACACCGGCAGCACCACGTTTGAGGGAGGGCGATGGATCACCCGCTCTGGCGGTTACATGATGGTGCACGGCAAGCCATTCGGGACCTCTGCCGATCTGATGATGTGGTTCGGCATCGGCTCCGCAGTGAACAACGCCAGCAAAGCCAACGGCTTGTTCTGGATCGACAACAAGGGCAACGCGTACTTCGGCGGCAGCTTGTCGGCGGGCATCCTGCGCAACGCAGTGCAGACCGGTACAACTCAAACAACGGGCACGGAGTTGGTGAACGGACCTTTCCGAACGAATGGTGGCAACCGCTCGGTAGCGGTCAGCTTCAGCCGAACGGTCGTGCGCACGAAGAGTGCGCTGGGTACGACTGGGTTTGTTGCTGGTGCTGGTTCCAACACGGCTACCGTCCAGGTTTATCGGCGTATCGGCACGGCCGCCGAGACTCTCTGGCAAACGCTCAACGTGACCGGCTCGGTGAACATCAGCAACGAGCCGGATGCACCGGATCGTGCCGAATCGCAATGGAGCGGTGCGGTCACTGTCAACGATAGCAGCAGCTCGACGCAGGACGTCACCTATCGGGCGGTCATTACCGCTTACAGCGAGCAGACCGTTACCCACACCTCGGGCACGTTCGATGGACAGACCATCACCCAGAACCTTTCGATCATTTCCGTGGAGGGATGAGTATGCCGTTGGTTATTGCGGAAAGCGGGAGCAACGCGGTGGAGATGTTCGCGACCCGCATAGATGTGCAGTGGGACTTCAAGACCAACACGGGACCGGTGTTGTTCCACTACGAGAGGGTGGACTGGGACCGCGAAACTAAGATGGTGAACACGCGCAACTTCGAGCGAACCATTCGCCAGGACATTACTGGGCTGATCGACGGCGAGTACGCCATCACCCATCCAGTGACGGGTGAGCAGCTGACGGAGCCTGGCTGGAAACTAATGGCGATGATTAAAGCCGCCACGGAGCGGGTGTGGGACGACGAAACAGCACCCCCGAGCATTTTGATTCCTGACGGCGAGCCCAGCGGCAAGGTGGATTAG